CTGAATCTCCTCGTAGCCGGGGAGTTCGCGGCCCAGCCCGAGGACCGGGTACGGTGCCCCGCCGGGACCCTTGTCCCAGAGGACACACCAAGTGTTGTCCACCTTGTCCACGCCGAGGGACAACTGCTCATCGTAGGCTTTCACGGCGAGCTGCGCCTGGCGGACATCGTCGGGCACGACACCCGCGTCGGGCGGCGTCCACAGTTCACGTTCGACTTGACCGTTCATGGGTGTCCTTCCGGTAGAAGTGCAATGTTTTTGTACGAGAAAACTTGACATAGCGGGAGCGGGAATCGAACCCACCTGTGGGGGCTTATGAGGCCGCTGTGCTCCCAGAGCACCATCCCGCAACGAAGAAACCCCGGCGAGGCGAGGCCAGAAGCCAAGCCCCGCCGGGGCAACACCAGGGCTGACTAGCAGCCGTTGGTGTCCGTGATGCCGTACTGGACGCAGCTCGTGTTCCTGCGGCCTGCGCCGAGGTTCACGTAGCGGAACAGGACGGCCTGGAAGGCGTCCTTGTCCGACACCCACCGGATGGTGAGGCCGTCCCGCGCGAGGAAGTCCCAGCCACCGGGGCTGAAGACCTTGAGCTTGCTCTTGTCCACGAGGTTGATCTGACCCCACGGTGCGAGGCGATCCGTCACGAGCGAGTACGTTCCCGCACCCGCGTTGAAGGACAGCTTCTCGAACCCGGACTTGAGGCTCATGTTGCCCGCCGTGTCGTCCACGAACCGGACGTTGGACTTGAAGTCCGACGTCTCGAAGAGACGCCGAGCGATGCCCGGAGTCGTCAGCGCAACCACATCGACGGACTTGCCGCCCTTGGTGTTGAGCCTGTTCGTGTCCAGCATGAGCGTGGACAGGGACACTGCGCCGCCGACCGAAGTGCGGAGGTTGTCCCAGTACGCGTTCGCAGCGATGGTGGAGTCCAGCCCGCCGTAGGTCGCGGCTGCCTGCGTCATGAACGCCTGCAGACCCGCAACCTCGTTGCATGCCGAGGAGACGAGCGCGTTGCCCGCACGGAAGATGAAGTCCGTGACAGCCGCCGTGAACGAGCTTGTGAAGACCACGGTCAGGGTGACAACGCTGACGATGATGTCCGACGTGAGCTTGAGCACCGGGTTGGCGAGGGTGCCGACATCCACGAGCATGCCGGGGTAGAGGTACCCCTTGTCGATGGCCTCGGCCGACGCGATGACATGCGTGGCCGAAGTCGCCGTGTCGTTCAGGGTTGCGATGCGGCCGGTGCCGTCACCGTAGAACTGGCGAGCCGTGTCGATCCCGAGGTCGTCCCGCAAGCGGTCCAGTTCCTCGGTCATGACGCGGATGAACGCGCCTGCATCCGTCTTCGTCGCCTGAATGGCCTGGCCCGAGAACTGCGCGCGGCCGTACAGGAACTTGAGGTTGAAGGTCACGTTCTCCCAGCCCTGCGAACCTGCGGCAGGGAGGGTTGCGGACTCGGCGCGTGCGCCAATGCCCGCCGTGCGGTTCTTGTGCAGCGGAACGACGGCCTTGAGGCCGTCCAGGTCGATGTTCTTCGTGTCGAGATCGAGGATCTGCGTCACGAGGACATCGCTGTTCAACTGCCCATTGACCGGTCCGATGTAGCGGTCCTTGAGGACCTTCGTCACGGTCGAGATGAGTGCTGACATGAGGTGTGGTTACTCCCGATTGGAGTTGAGGCCCACAACTCGGCGGATGGATGTGGTTGGTCTAGTCGAAGTCGCCGTTCGCCTGCATCTGCTGGAACTGCGCCACGATCTCTTCCTCGACTTCGCGCAACGTCTGCTCCGGGCGCTCCGGTGTACTGGAGGCCCCGGCGCCGGGCGTCGGCTGAATCGAGGGCAGGAGGGATCCCTGCTTCCCGGCGAAGTACCTGTCAAGCCTGCGGGCCACGATATTCTCGTATTCCGCCTGGGCCTGGAAGTAGTCGTCGTTGAAGAAGGGGGCCAGCTTCACGATGTCCTTCAAGTCCGTCTCGTCGTACGTCGGATTTGCGGCTGCAATCGCGTGGAGTTGCTTCTGGATTCCAAAAGCGTACTCCTGCTGTTCCCTGTCGGCCTGCTGAAACTCCTGCTCTTCCTGCTGCTGAAGCTGGAACTCCTGAAGCTGCTGCTCCAGTCGTGCCGTGTGCTCCTGCTGTGCGCGGAGAGAAGTAACGAGCGGTGCCAGGTCCGGATCTGACAGGTCGAGTCCGTCGAGAGGTGACGGTTCTGCGGCCCGCGCCTGGATCTCTTCCACTGCCAGCGCATTCGCTGCAGCGGGGGACATCCCCTGCTCCTGCATGGCCTCGGACAACTCCTGAGCGAGTTGCGGCCAGTTGCTGGGATCAGTGATCCGTTCGTACAGTTCCACGGCCTCGGAGAGCGTCTCAGGATCTCCATACTGCGCGAGGGCTGCACGTTGCTCGGCCAGTTCCTGCGTCTTCTGAGTGAAAGCGCCCTGAAGCTGCTTCCACCCCGGCAGCAGGGCCGGGTCGAGCGAGTCGGGGTTGAAGAACTCCGGCGCGGCCGGTTCCCCTGCAGGGACTGCCGGTGCGGTAGGAGGTACAACTCCTTCGGGAGCCACAGGAGCGACTACGGGCGCGGGTGCCTGCTCTACGGGGGCCTCGCCAGCGTCCTGCTGAGCGGCCAACGTGAGTGCTGCGACTGCGTCCTCATGTGACATCGTTGGCTCGTCAGAGCCTACGGTTTCGGGCAAAGTATGCCTTTCGGTAGGGCGAGTTCCCTAGAGGGACTGTTCGCCTGCGGGTAGCTCGATCAACTCGGCATCAATGATGTCGTGGTGACGAGCTTGCGCTGCCTGGATGGCCCCCTGCATGACTGCGCCAAGTGCTTGCGCAATCGCTTCGGGGGAGGGCAGAGCGTGGACGGTTTCGTTCCTACTGGTGGCAAGGCCCCGTGCAATGCTGACCTTGTCCTGGAGCATTCCGATTGTGGCCACCAGTGCTGAAGGGGTCGCTGAGTCCAGCTTCCCCTCCAGCACGACGAGGGCCGCGTCTCGAACGCGCTCGGCGTTCTCCACGAAGTCCAACGTCTCTGGCACCACTAATTCAGTCGAGGGAGGACCATCCTCAGCCCACTGGTCACGCCATCGGCGCACCGTAGACTCTGGGACGTTCATGTCCCTCGCTGTTCTCTTGACGTTGCCCATGTTCGTTTCGAGAACGACATAGGCCCGCGCCATCTGCTCCGGGGTGTACGTTTTACGGCTTGGCTGGGCCATCGCTCGGCTTCTCCTTGAGCTTCTTCTGGTGCATCGCCTCAGCGTGCGCCAGCTTCTGCTTGTGAGTCTCCTCCGCGTGTCGGACGCGCATCGTACTCTCTGATGCGGCCTGCTCAGCCTGGTACTGGCCCGTGGCAAGCGCCTGCGCTGCCTGGGCGTCCTTCAACTGGTTCTGGGACTTGTTCGCCTCCACCATGTTCATCTGCTCGAACGCGGAGAAGGGGTCATTGCCCGCTTCGTCCTGGTCCGGCTTGTCCATGGAGTCGTAGACGGACGTCTCCAGCGGCTGCTCCATCATGCTGTCCGGAGTAGCGGCCTGGATGCCCTTCTTCTGGAGGATGTCCGCGGCGACGGTCGGACCAACGGTGCCGTTCAACCCGAGCGTGACTTTCACGCCGTTGGGGTCAAGCTGCGGCTGGTTCTGCTTCGCCATCTGGAGGATCCCGAACGTCTGCTCGAAGCGCCCCTGGATGTCAGCGGCGTACTTCTCGAACTCGGTCGTCTTCATGTGCTCTCCGAGGACGTACATGGTCACGTCGTGATTCTCGAAGGACATGGGCTGGAGGGCCTGTTCCTGTACGAACGCCATGGCCTCGTCGGGCGAGTTGAAGAACTCCCCCGTCTGCGGGTTCTGGCCGGTCGCGGTAATCTGCTGGATCGCGGCCTGCATGGCCGGGATGTTCAGCGGCTCTCCCTTGATGATCTTGTCGATCTTGCGGTAGGCGTAGTCCTCGTCGGAAGCCATCCTGGTTTGGATGCCCTTCAACCCTGCGATGGGCAGGTAGTTGGCGGCTTCCTTGGGACTCATGACGCCCATTTCGATCATCTCTTTGATCGACTGGATCTGCCCGGCCCGCGTACGCGGAAGTCCGGAACCAGTCTCGGCCTGGAAGGAGTACCCTCCAGCGAGATCGGCGTTCATGAACTTGCTTACCTGCACCGAGCCGCCAGGCCCCTTGATGCGGAGCATGCGCTTCTCGGAGTAGAACTTCTGTGCGTAGCCCGTCATGATGTCCCCCGCGCGGGCGAGCGTAGTTTCCATCCGCTTGATTTCCGGGGACAACTGGTCGGCAACGGCCTCCATGACCAACTCGACCATGGAACCGGAGTCCGTCCGTGCCGGGAGAGAAGTGCGCTCCGTCGGCATGATGTTGTAGTGGCGATCCAGCCTACGCTGAATGTCCTGCAGGGAGTCGAAGACGTACCCTGGGATTGGAGGGGTATCCCGCCACTTTGGCTCAATCCCCATGACGGGGTTGAACTCGAAGACTGCGCCCGGCTCGTCCGTCAACTTCTGCCGCATCTGGCCCACGGCCGCAATCATCTGCGGCTTGAAGGTCACTCGGCGGTGCATGGCGATGCCGTTCAACGTGTCGTTCATTTCCTTCTGGAGGGGCCTGCCGCCCGTGCCGCGCGCTTCGTCGTAGACGGAGCCGGGGCGCTCAATGCCGCAGAACTTCACGAGAGGGAGGGACGAGAAAGGGGCTTCCCAGTCTCCCTGGGCGAGGATCTCGTTAGGCCCTTCGATCCAGTCCACGTACCTGCCGCGCGGCAGTGCCGGGGTGGGCTTGTGGTAGATCTTGAAGACCTCGCGCACGTTCACGGGGCGTTCGTCCTTGCCCCGGTCGGTGTACGCTAGCTGCGGCTGTCGGTCCCCACTCGATGCGTTGGGGGTGACCGTCTTCCCGTACCGGGCCTGGATCTCGTCCACCGTCATCGGGAACTTGCAGATGGCGTACGCGCAGTCCTCCCAGTTGTTCGGGACGGGGTCTAGCCACACGGCGGGGCCGTCGAGGACGTCCACGCGGATGTCCCCCATGTAAATGGTCTGCTCGAACTGCCCGATCAACTCCATCGGGTCCATCCCCTGCTGCTCAGCGAGGGCGCGAAGCTCTTCCTTGTACAGCCCGGCGTGCTCCTGATCCCAAATGGGGGTGCCGTCCTCCGGATTGATCATGACCTTCATGCTCTTTCCCGCGAGTGCATCCCACGAGATGAGCCAGTAACCCTGCGTTAGCTGGGCGTTCACCAGGGCCGACGTCAGCTTCGCCGTGAGCGACAGGTCGTCCCACCAGTTCTCATAGAGCCTCTCGGCCATCTGAGCCGCCTTGATGTCACCTTGCGCCCCTGAGGAGGGGACCGCATGGATCGTCGGGCGCGTTTTGGTCATCTGCGCGACCAACTGGTTGGTGTTTGTCTGGTAGATGTTGTTGACGAGGCGGACCTTGTACTTCGGCCGCTGGCCGTCAGCAACACCGAGAGTTTCGATGCTGTTCGAGACTGAGTTCCAGGAGACGTACTGGTTCCCCCGGTAGAACTCCTTGTTCTGCGCCCACTCCGCATTGTCGTCGCGGCGCAGGTTGTCCAGCTGGGACCGCTTCTCGGCCAGAAGGTTGGCATCCTTCACGATGTCGCGCATGAGGAGAGTGTTCTTCTCAGCCAAGGGGGTCCTCCGATCTATTCGCTAGGCAGTACGTGCAGGTTGGTGGTGATCCCAAGCTCTTCCATCTTGGAGCGCATTTGGCCCTCGTCAATGTACCCGTTCAACTTCAGGGCGAGGAGTTCCTCTTCCTCTTCAGAGAGCCACTTTGGCCCCTCTGCGTCGGCGGGGACCTGCTCCGTGGGGTTGACAGCCACTGTTGCGGCTGAGACGAACGCTTGCCCGTCCAGCTTGGCGCGGAGGTACTCGATCTGCTCGTGCAGGACGATGATCGTATCCCGCATTGCTTTCACAGTGCGCTCGTTGGCGGCGAGGATGTCGTCCTTCGCCGCCAACATGTCTGCGCGGTGGTTGTCTCGCATGTACTCCTATCGGCGGTGGGCTAGAAGTCGCTACCCATGTGCTGGTCGAAGCCAGCCTTGGATCGCTGCATGTACTTGATGTTCTCCCGCACTTGGCCGTCCACGTCGGACCCGTCAGTACGCGGGGGGCCGTCGAGAAGGCTGGCGTGAGGAGACATAGGCAGGAGGACCCCGCATGTGCGCAGTGCAATTTCAACTGCGTCCAGGAGGTCGTCCCGCTGGTTCTTCTTCAGGGGATCGAACTGGATCCACTGGTCGATGAAGTCTGCGTGGCGGTGGTTGATCCTGATCTTGCCCACCTTGAAGATGGGCGACATGGCCAGGATCCTGTCGTTCTTCTTGCCTACGCCCAAGTGCGGTACAACCCCGGCGAAGGTGTCCAAGCGCATGGTCTGCTGCGAGAGCGCCAGCTGGAAGGCGTTGGACTCGATGCCTATCAACTCCGGGCGCCACTTCAACTGCCACTGCCGGATCAAGTCAAGCTGGTCCGGGAACTCGACCTTCCCGAGGAACGTGTCCAGGAGGTACACCTGGGCATTGTCGTCGGTAACGCCGAGAACGGCCATGGCGAACTGGTCGGATGAGTCGCTCAGTGAGAGCGCGGGGTCGATCCCCATGAACGTGCGCAGGCGGTAGCTCCCCGACTCTTCGTCGTAGAGGTACTTGATCGTCTGGTCGTCCGTCTTTGGGTCGGCCGCACCGGCTGTCCAGTAGTGGAGCCAGTCGCCCTGAAGAGCGATACCTTCCATGGCCTCGAAGCTGGCCAGGTACTCCTGCTTGAACATGATCGGGTGCATCCTCGACTTGGCATGCTCCCACTCTTCACGCGAGAAATGCGGATTGTCGATGCTCGTGAACTGAACGCGGAACTCATTGTGATCCTCCATGGCGACGCCAGTGAAGAACTCCTCGTACAACCAGTTCTTGCCCCAGGGAGTCGTGGTCGTCATGACCATTCCCTGCTTGTCCGACAACGACGGGTACGTAACGGAGTACGCTTCCCGGTTCGGGATGAAGGCTGCCTCGTCAATCCAGAGGATGTCGAGGCCGTAACCACGGAGCGACTGAGGGTCGTCGGCGGTACGAAACTGAATGATCGAGCCGGACGCGAAGAACTCGAATCGCTTGTCCGTCTTGTTGTACTGGAACTCCACGCCCTTGGTCATCCCGCACTGCCGGATGACGTCCAAGAACGTGTCGATGCTTGGACGTCCCGTGGGGGAATCCTTGGCCAGGAGCCAGCACATCAACGGCCGGTCGGACTCGATGCCGTGCCGGTCGTGGTGGAAAGCCCTGGGATGCAGGGCGTAGTACAAGAGTTCCCAGGCCGCTGAGAGCGTTTTCCCTCCGCGGCGTCCGGCCACTAGGTGGCGGAAGCGGGTGAGGTTGCCGTTGGCATCTTGCGCGCTGTGAAACGCGGCCTGGTACGCATGCGGGACATACCCGTGTTGCGCGAACCAGTACGCCTTCAAGGGGTACCGGTTGATGTACTGGGGGTACTGAATCTCAGCGACCTTGTCGGAAGAGTCAGTACCCCCTGCGAGGAGGGAGCGAATGTCGGCCATACGCCTCCTAGTCTGTTAGACCGCGGCCAGCCAGAGGCCGATGGACCCCACGTTCGTGAACGTCGCGGTAGCCGGGAGCGTCGTCTGACCCGTCATGAACGCCGCGCGTGGGTTGCCCAGAGCCGCCGGAGAGATGCTGTCCAGGGCGGGGATCGTGGCGTTGCCGCGCACGAGCGTGGGCTGAGTGCCACCTACGCCGCAAATGGCCGCGTAGTAGAGGCCCGAACGGGTAATCGACACGACGGAGGTGAGTGCACTGATCTTGTTGACCGCGCCGGTGGCGAAGTCGGCCTTGACGTCCGCCGAGGTGCCGAGGAGCGTGCCCTTCTGGTCGTACAGACCGGCGAAGAGCGTCGTCTGGGCCGCGCCGACAACGGAGACGCTCGAAGCGATGCCCGAGACTTTGTCTCCGTCGAGGAGCGGGATTCCGACGAGGTACAGACCACCGGTGGCGATGATCGTCGTGCCTGCGGCTGCCGCGAGCGGGAACGGCTCCGAGAGGATACCGTAGCCGATTCGCGCTATGTCGTCCAGATCCGCCTGCCGGGAGGGGCCTACGTCTGTCTGGAGTGCGTATGATCGCTGTGGCATGGGTTAGCTCCTTGGGTGCTTGCAGTTGGGGCAGGCCGTCCAGTAGTACCGGAGTTTGGCCTTGCAGGATGGGCACTTCCAGTCCATGGGAACCTGGGCCATCCGACGCCATCCGGCGTTGGTGCCCCCGTTCATTCGGATCTGCAGCACTAGACTCGGACGCGGTAGCAGCGTGCCTGGTACGTGACGTTCAGGATCGCCGTAGTGACGACGCGGTAGAACTCGTACCGGCGGGCAACCGGGTTCGACAGGAACTGCACCGTAGTGCCGACCGCTGTGGCGACGCGCGCGGCCACCGAAACGGTATCTGTTGCGTCCGTGACGTACGCGATGGGGTAGAATACGACGCCGTCGAGGCTGCCTTCGTACGTGTAGCTCACCGTCGGGGTTCCGCCGATGGCCGTAACCTGGAACTCGAAAGCTACGGTTTCGTTCGGGCCGACTCGCGTGGTTGCGCCGGTGATGTTCGTGACAGTCCCGACGGGGGCCAGGCTAACTGATTCGATCATTTGCCCTCCTAGAAGTAGCGACCCTGTCGTGCAGGGGGTAGGCTTGAGTCGCCGCCACCGGGAGTGGTGACGTCGGGGTTGCCGAAGGATGCGGCCGTGTCCAGGCCGGGGATGTTGACGCCCATGTTCAGGCCGATGGTGCCGAAGGCGGACGCCGTGTCGAGGCCGGGAATGTCCACCCGCATGTCGAACGTCGGCGTGCCGAAGGCAGCCGCGGAGTCGAGGCCCGTGATCGCCACGTTCGTGTTCGTGTTGATCGCCGGGACGCCGAAGTCCGAAGCCGTGTCCAAGCCCGTGATGTCCACGGTCATGTTGAACGTCGGTGTGCCGAACGCCGAAGCGGTATCCAGGCCCGGAATGTCCACGGCCTGGTTGATCAGGAACGTGGGGGTCCCGAAGAGGGACGCCGTGTCCAGCCCCGTAATGGCGACGTTGACGTTGCCAGGGTTCACGGAGGGAGCGCCGTACAGTGCCGCGGTGTCCAAGCCGGGGATGTTCACGGTCATATTCAGCGCGGCGAGAGCGCCGTACTGAGCGGCCGTGTCCAGGCCCACGATGTCCACCGTGACGTTGAACGACGGAGCGCCGAAGCTCGCCGCGGTGTCCAGGCCCGGTGGACTGACGTTCTGCGGGGTGCCAGCCCCGCCGGGGACTACGGTTGGGTCCCGCAGCCACACATCCCCTACAACGAGTTCGTCGGAGAGGAGGTAGATGTCCGGCATTAGACCGGCTCGATAGTGTTGACGGTCGTGCCTGCGACGTCAGGGCTTCCTGGCTTGTAGGCCACCATGTAGTGCTTTGCGCCGGGGCCGACGTCGAAGCGGAAGTTGCCCGAGCCGTCCGAGGTCGTCTGAGCGCGCAGCGTGTCATTCGAGGTGTAGAACAGGTCCACCACGCAGTTGCCCAGCGCCACGCCCGTGCTGTCGCGCGTCACGCCCGTGATCGCCACCCGTGCTTCCGAGGCGTTCATGACGTACGTACGCGTCGTGAACGGTCCGCGCCCCCTGGCCGAACCAGGACGGACTGGCCGCTGGTGGAGTCGCTGGAGCTTCATGAGGTGAGGCTGCGGCACGGGGTCCTCCTAGTTCAGGGCGTGGACTTCCATGTCGTGGACCTGCATCGTCTCGACCGTGGAGCCGGACCGCAGGGCCTGGATGGAGAGGATGTTCGTGGTGGCCGTGAGGTCCACCGCGCCCGAGACAGCAGCAGCGGTAGCAGGGTGCATGACCGGCTGTGCCGTGGAAGCCACGACAAGCGGGTTGAACTGCCACTTACCTGTAACGAACAGGGTACCGGCTGAACCAGTGGTACGACAGTGAACGTAAAGGTCACACTCCCATGAGACGTTCGTCTGGGATGCTACCAGGGCAACCGCAGCTGTTGAGGCGAGCAGGGTGCCTGTAGCATCTGCGCCTGAGCCGTAGTAGATCCCGCCGGTGAAGTTACCGGGGGTCAAGACCGTCGTCATGCGCCCGAAGAGGCGGATGCGCACCTTCTTGCCCGGACGGGCAAAGTACTGCCCGCCGAGGACGGGGAAGTTCGAGGCCGGGTAGAGCGCCTTGTTCGTCGCGGCCAGCGTCACGGCCGTGATGTCTGCCGAGATGAACGGCTCGCGCAGGTCCTCGTAGAAGAGTCCGTCAGCCATGTGTCCTCCTAGATCTTGAAGATGTTGGGCGACGTGGACTGCCACACCGCGGTAATGTCCCCGCCGTTCGGGGTCACGCTGAAGCCGTCGATGTACGCCAGCGGAACGGAGTCCGCGTCCACCGTGACGAACCGGTAGATGACCAGGCAGTTGATGGCCGCGCCCGCGCCGACAGCCGTCCAAACACTGTCCGCGGCGTCGAAGACCCCGTCTGTCGTTGTCTTGGAGCCGAGGGTCGGGTCTGTGCCCACGCCCGCGCCGATGGAGGTCATGACGGTGTGGGTGGCCGCGAAGGTGTACGAGGAGGTGCGCTGCAGGCGGACTTTGATCGTCTGCGTCGAAAGGTCGTTCAGGCCGGTGATCGAGCGCGCCAAATGGATGTTGTAGTGCTGGGACATGGGTTAGATCCCCACGCTCTGCTGAAGGTACTTCACGGCGTGGACCTCCTCGTCGGTGAACTCCCGGCTTGTCTTGCCAGTGCAGTAGCCCTTGATCAACCAGTCGTCAGCCAGTTCAACGGGCAAGTCGTAGGCTTCCCCGGCGACGAAGTCACCGACGGAATGGGTCATGTAGACCCGGATGGTTGGGTCTGTGGGCCGTGCAGAAAGCCATGCGCGAAGTCCCATGGGACCCCCTTTCGAGTCAAAGTAGGTGGGGGAGGCACCGTCCGCCGACCCTCCCCCGTGACGGGAGAAAAGAC